AAGTACAGCACGCGAATGGCTAAAGAGTATAGCGGACGTAGACGTTGATATAATAAACGACCCTAGCCTTAAAGCGATTACTAACCCAGCGGAGCTAGTGAAGTCTTTTGTAAATGCACAGAAGCTTATTGGTAAGGATCGAGTAGTGATCCCTACAGATAAATCTAGTGAGACAGAGCTAGCACAGTTCTGGCAGAAGATGGGTAGACCAGATAAAGCAGAGGACTACAAAATTGATCTTGGCGAAACGAAGAGTTTTGACGAGCAGTTCGTGGGGAAGTTCACAGAGCTAGCACATAAGCACAACATCCTACCAGCACAAGCTCAGGCCATGATGAAAGAACTCAACGAGTATGAGTCTTCGCAGGACACTAACTTTCAGGCGGACTTAGAGACTAAGGTCGAAGAAGCTAAGGCGTCTTTAGTTAACGAGTGGGGAGATGCCTACAAGAACAATATCGGTAAGGCCATAGAAGTTATCAAGGAATTTGGTGATGCCGATGTGTTTGAGCATTTTAAGCAGGCTGGATATGGGTCAGACCCGAAGTTCCTAAAGTTCCTTCTTAAGGTATCTGGGGAAAAGCTCGGGGAAGACAGCATCACTCCGGGTGATTCTGTAGAGGGCGGACTAACTCTTGATGAGGTAAACCGTCGAATTAATGAGGCTTACAGCGATAAGGCGTACACTGACTCTGGTCATCCAGACCATAAGAGGAAGGTTGCCGAGATACAGAAGTACTTCAAAGTGCTAGAAAAGTATTCATCAAAGCCGGACACACACGGATTTTAATTGACGGGGGGCTTGACAGCCCCTCTGTCTTTGTTATTATTGACAAAGATAGTTCGAGATCGGACAACTCGCAAGAGTCCGGTTTAAAGTCTCCTATCAGTTCAGACCCTTTCGGGGACAATCTAAGCGAAAAACAACTTTATTATTAACTGAAAGGAGATAGACATGAGTCTAGGATCAACATATCCAGTAACATACGTAAAGCAGTTTGCTTCAAACGTATATCATCTTTCGCAACAAAAAGAGTCGCGGTTAAAGCCGTTCGTTAAATTCGATTCTTTTATTGGTGAAGGAAAATTTTACGACAGAATTGGCGAAACAGAAGTTTATGAAAAGACCGGGCGATACTCAGATACTAAATGGGTAGACGTTGAATGGTCTAGACGTAGACTTAACTTCCGTGATTATCGATGGGCACACCCTGTTGACCAAGCGGACAAGCTTCGTCTTATCCATAACCCTGAATCAGAAGTAGCGCTTGCTGCTCGTTATGCTTTCGGTAGAAAGATGGACGAGATTATCATCGGTGCTGGTCTGGGAACTTCTTACGCAGGTAAGGAAGGTACTGTTCCAGTAGCTCTTCCGAACACGCAAAAAGTAGGTTCAACAACTGGGTCAGCTTTTGCTAGCCTTACAGTTGAGTCACTTCGTCTTATCAGACAGAAGTTTTGGGAAAACGAATCTATTATGAGCGAAGCTGAAACTATTCATTTAGTTTGTACAGCAACTGATCTAGCTAACATGCTAAGAGAAGACGAAGCGATCAATAGTGACTACGCCTCTATCAAGGCGCTAGTGAACGGCGAGATCAATACTTTCATGGGATTCCAATTCCATAGAGTAGAGTTCGTGCCACAACTTACTGCTGCTATTTCTTTCGATCCAGTTGATGGGTCAGTTGGTGCAGGTGCAGGTACATTACCAATCGGGTCTAAGAGACTTCTTGCTTTCGTTAAAGACGGAATCCAGATGGCACTTAACGAAGATGTAATGGCTCGTATCGACGAACGTCCAGACAAAGATTACCTAAACCAGGTTTACATGAAGATGGCTATGGGTGGTACACGTATGGAAGAAGAGAAAGTCGTAGAACTTATTACTAAAGCATAATAGGAGGCTGAAATGGCTGATTTTAATGGTGCAGAATACCAAAAGATTTATGTCGACGAGCCGAAAGAACTCGGGTCGGCTGGCACACAAAACGTAAAAGAGCGTTCTCTTTATGATGAGGCTCCTGGCGCGTTGATCGCTGCTGATAGAGTTGCAATCGGGATTCTTCCTGACGAAGCAAGAGTTACAGCGTTCTCTGAACTCACGGGTGGAACAATCACTCTTGAGGATGAAGCAGGCGGGGCTATCGTTTTGGGACAGAAAGTTTCTGTTGCGACGAAGCTTTATGCGGTTTCCGGTGGCGTAATTGCTGCTGGGCAATTCCTAGTAAAGTATCTCCAAGCATAGACTGTCTGTTCCTCTGTCAATGCAAGGTGTATAGGGGGGAGTTTCGGCTCCCCCTTTTTTAAGGAGAACGTATGTCTGTAATAGTAGAAATGTGCAACGATGCTTTGAATCAGTTAGGCGCGGAGCCGATCAATGATTTAGCAGACGACAACAATATCACGCGTACCTGCAACAGGCAGTACCCGATAGCTCGGGACTACATCCTCAGACAACATCCTTGGAACTTTGCAATTCAGAGAGATCAAATAACATCCAGTGGAATGTCGACTATTTTTGGTGAGGCTTATACTTTTATTGTTCCTGCTAATTGTGTCCGAATCTATAAAGTAATCAATGATGCCTTTGAACCGATTCGATACAAAGTAGAGAAGGGTATTATATACGCTCTGCCAGTACAGAAAATGGATTTACCGTCTGTGACCACCGCTGATCCCAGCATTAATCTGGTCTACATAGACAACACAACCGCAGAGGCTCTTTACGATGTCACCTGCAAGAAAGCAATCGCTGCCCAATTAGCGGCAGACATGTGCTACAAACTTACTCAGAGTACGACACTTATGGCGGGTCTATTGGCACTGGCCAAAGAGTACGTCGCAGAAGCTAGGAGTATGGACAGCATGGAAGGCGAGCCGCAAGACATGAAGTTCGACTACTTCGATAAAGCAAGAAGGTCAACGCATGAGATTTACCCAGACGCAGACTTCTTTTAATAGCGGGCAACTATCCCGTAAGTTAGACGGTCGAATAGACATTAAAGAATATAAGGGCGGCTGCCGAGAGTTATCAGATATGGTAACTATGAAAACAGGCGGGGTCAGAAAACTCCCCGGAGATTTCATCCTTACGGAAGAAGCATCTAATTTTGAGTTCTTCTACTCTGAGACATACGTATTCTCAGACGGGGCTGCGTATAGGTTCCAGTTCACCAGCACAAGTGCTGTACCAAACTACCCAATAACACTAAAGATATACTCGGCGGACAGTGCAACTCCGCTGCAAACTATAGCTACAAACATAAGCTTATCTTCATCAGCATCCACACTTTCCTTGACACAATATGAAGACACGATATGGATAGCCACTAGCGAGGGAACCCACTTTATAAGAGGGATCAAGTTTACTGCGGGAACATTCTCGCTAGACGATACCTTCGACATAACCGCGCATACAAACCCGTATCACTGGCCTATGGAATTGCAGCGAGGCGTGACCATCTCAATGGGTGGAGGGCTTGTAAGTTCTAGAGCTGCGACAATTAGCGCAGGCAACTTCTCTGACTATGTAGCTGTCGGGGAGATAGTGACGATCCTTGGGGTAACGATCTTCGACGGGGTAAAACATATCGCCCTAAACTACTACGAAGTCATTAGCATGGTTGGGCCCAACGCTGTTTTATCCGGGTACTTCTCGGGCTTCGGCGTAGCATTCGATATCTTAGATGCCAGGGATTATGGAGAATTCTATATCCCAGCATGGGGGTCTAAGAATGGGCACCCTAAAGTACTAACGTCTGATGACGGTAGACTTATTGCCGGGGGGTCACCTGGGAAACCAGCCACAATATATGGTTCCCTAGTAAACGACCCAAGACACTTTAACAATGTCAGACAGCCTTACCAAAACGTAACGGCCCTAACATATTTCGGGGAAATAGTTAACACTGACCCGTACATATTTACTCTGGCTACACAGCGGACGGCGCAGATCAAGTTTATGGATTCCAACATATCGTTAATCATTGGCACAGACGAAAGAATTTATGTAGCTAGTGGCGGTGACGGAATCATTGGGCCATTGAATATCCAGATAAGACCGTTCAATTCTAAGCCAGCTAGCCACCTGTATACAGCCGTCGATGACGGGGTACTGTACATTACGGCAGATAACCGCAGGGCGGTTTTGTTTGACTACAACGTAGACAACGGGTCATTCGTATCTAGAGAGATATCAGTGCTATCAGATGATCTCTATTCCGACGGCTTGATAGATAAGTTAGTTTACCAGGAAGAGAATGGTTTAGTTCTTATGAAAAGAGACCATGCCCTAGCCGGGATAAACTCATCGATAACTGCCCTAAGCATCACTAGAGAGACAGGCATTACAGCGCACTCAGTGGTGACTGTACCCAAACCACTGCAAGGTATGGCGTACAACCCTATCAGCAATAAGTTGTTCTTAACGTATAAGTACGACAACAGAGCAGTGTACGGTCTCTGGGATATAAAAGAATCATTAATAGCAAACACTTCATTCTTAAAGGTGAGCCAGTTCCTATCAAACGGAACTCCGTTAACAACATGGACGTATGACTACGGACAGCCAGGAGATGAGATATGTTCTATAGACGCGGAAGGAATAGTAAGTTTCGATACATTAGACGGAAGTAAACAATTCACGACAGCGCCAACCATGACTGTCACGGTAGGCTTCTGCTACTCAGCTAGGGTTTGCCCTATGCCGATAGAAGCAGGGCAACAATGGGGTGCTGCACAAATGGGCGTCAAGAGAGTCGACACAGTTTCCACTAGATTTCTTAGTGCCTTTAGCTATAAGATCAGAGAGCTTAATTCAAGCTTTATAGAGGAACAGACTTTGGCACAGACATCAGTATCTGGCGTTACCCCATTCACAGGAACACACGAGGTGAAGCTATCTGCATCACCTAATAGAGAGCAGGTTATCTGTGTAGAAAATGATCGCCCGGAACCGTTCGTGGTTTTAGGTATGTCATTCAGAGGAGTGAGCAACGATGGCTAGACAATCACTATCAGCGGGTGGCGGCGGGGGCGGAGGTTCCTTTTCTCTAACCCCAGAAAAAAAGCCAGGCATGTCTCGATCTGAGAAACTAGGTGCAGCACAAGGTGTTGCAGGCGGGCTATCCGCTATATCAATATTCATGCAGGCAGGGATTCAGAAACAGAATCTCAGCGCCGCTATCGCTTCGTCTCAGGCTCAAAGAGAAGAGAGGGGCATAAGGCACAAGATAAATGTTAGGCTGCTAAGAAAGCAAGCTAGCAGATCGGTAGCAGGGAAGCAGGAAGCCTTCATCAAGGGCGGGGTAAAGCTAGAGGGTTCAGCCATCGACGTAGTGAACGACACCCTTATGGACTTACTCGGTGCCGAGCTAAACAAAGAAAGAGAGCAGGCGTTTATGAATGAACAGTCGGCAATCGAAGAAGCTAACCTACGGTCTAAGAGAGATCAGGTAGATACTGTCGCAGCTATGAATGCCGCGTCTTCTATTCTTGGTAGCTACGGAGGAACACTATAATGCCACGAATACCGCAAGATAATCTGGATAGAGGGATCAGCACAGACGTTAGGGTAGCAACCCCTACGCAGGATGATTCTTTAGCAAAGGCTGTAGGCAACCTGGGTAAGACCGGGGAACAGCTATTTGCGAAATTAAAAGACCAGCAAGACACCTCGGACTTCCTCGATTGGAGACACGAGTATGATAATACTTTCCGCGAGAGCCGGGCTAGCTTTAAGCAAGACCTTGCCCAAGCAGGACTGGACGGTAAGTACGAATACGAGAGGCTCGATTCTAACGGGCAGCAGGTTATGAGAAGCGGGAACGTATTCTCCGATAGAACTAATATGGAGATGGATCACTCGCAGCTATCTGCCAAGGGTGACGGGCTTGTCAAAGCTCAGGAAGCAAAGATGCACTACACCTCGAAAGAGAATCAGATCGGTGCAAAGCTATCCTTAGACATCACAACACATATGAATAAGAAACGTAGGACGATGGTAGACACGCAGTTGTCCCGCGACCTCAACAATCAAATATTAGACGTTCAATCGGGTATCACTTCTGACCCTAAAGAGGTGGAGGATATTCTAAAAAGGCTGAACGGAACAAGCATGGAAAGTTCTGTGCTTGGTACGGAAGCCATCGAAGTGAAACGCCAGAGATATCTAGCATCTATGGGGCAGGCCATAGTAACGGGTATCGCAGATCACGGGGATAGCCCAGCTATGCAAGCGATCCTAGCGAAGCTACAACCTTCGTTCGATAAAAAAACTAAAGCTAGGTTAGACCTAGGGCTACAAGATGCAAAAGTAAAGTATGACATAAAGGTCGCTTCTAAAGCGGAGACTGTGTACAAAGCTGTAAGTAAGCTAGATAGCATGGAAGATTTCGTTAACACGAAAGACGGTATAATGCCGATCACGATTAAATACGCTAGCACAGGTGACCTGGGTGCGGGAAAGGCTAGTGAGGTAATGGATACCCTAGCTAAGTCAGCTCACTTTGATGAGAGGCTCGGAGTAGGTGTTACAACTGGCTTGCTTGACTCTAAGGGAAAAGCAGAGGAGCTGTTTGAGCAAATGAAAGACACTCCCCTTGTCCAACAATACGCGGGCGGGGCGGAAGCATTCAAACAGGAATTGTACAGAAGGGTAGCCTCTGTCGATAGGGGTGCGGAATCAATGTTGCGGGACTTCCCCGACCAGTTCGCCCTTATGTATGACAAGGGTATTGCCGACAAAATAACTAAGAACAACGATATAAAGGGAGGCACCGATGATTTGTACGCCCTTTATGTGAGAGCGGATACTTCTCGCTCAAGAATGAACTTTGCTGTAAAGCCCCTGGTAGATAAAATGGGGGAGTTCTGGGAAGACCCTCGCGTAGCGAAGGGGATAACTGACCATGTTGAAAGCTGGTCAGCCTTATCAAGCAACATAAGAAATAGAACTATCAATCAATTAGCGGTAGCGGATGCGGTACCAAAGTACTCGGTAGCAATACATAAGCTACCTCCTGGGAATCAGCTCAGT